GTGAAGTGAGCGTGATCAATGACCGGAGGGCCGTTCGCGATCACGGCTGAGGGGGGTACCTCTGAGACAGAAGCCAATCACTATCACACAGCCACAGCCACAGCTGCAGCGGGTGGTAAGCGGCATGTCAAGAAACAACCCCCCACCCCCGACTTGCCAGGCCGGGCCTATAGACTGTCCCTTCTGAGAATCTATAAAATTTTCCGAAACAGCTTTTGGAAGAATACGTGGACTTGAGTATTTCAGTATAGATGGCACCTATAATCAAGTGGCAGAGATGGGACAGTAGTAATTACAATTGGTTTGGGACTGCTGCGACTGATGCTTTACCAGCGATGACAGAGCAATTAGGGTTATGGATAGCTGATGTAAACGGGAATGAGAGTAATGTGAATAGGCAGTTAATAATTGAGAGGGATGCGAGTAGTAGTACGTCAACTAATTATGCGGGGTTAGTAATCAGTGCGGGAGCTGATGGTACAACTGATAGGGGATATATGACGTATGCGTGTTTTGGGAGTACGTCAGCGAGGAGGTTATATGTAGGGAATGCGTATGACAATGGGATTGGGAATGGAGGGTATGGTATTGTAAGTGGGTTATCTTCTGATACGAGTATAGCATTTAGGACATCAGGGCATGAAGCGAACTGGTTATTGATATATGACAATGAGGATGGGAAGGAATTTTTCACATTTGGGCCTACATTTAGCTCAAGGAGTTCAGGATATGAGGATGGTTTTACAATTTTCAAGAGGACAACTGGGGAGTGGTGTATGGTGACTGGGGATGGTACTAGTCAGTATCCGGTATCGTATGTAAACACGAGTCAATTTACGGGGTGGATGCAACCAAATAGGCGGAATACTTCGAGTAATAGCCGTGTAGATACGCGAGGTGTTGCTATCGGAAGGTATACGTTACTTCCTAATACAACTGCGAGTACTAGTGTTATAGATGAGGACTTCTTTTGGGTAGCTGCGAATCCGAATTTGATGGCGGCTAGTGGTACCAGTACTTATTACGACACGGGTGACAGGGTTGTATTGACCGATTTAGGGGATGGTACTAATGTTTATTTAGTAACGAGTTATCATTATGGTCCAATGGTACTTATGGATTTGAGTGTTTAATTATGTCATGGACTCAATTAGATAGTATTGCACCAGCCGCCTGGCCCTTTACAGGGAGAAATGTGGTTACCAATCTCAAGTTTTATGTTGATAATGTTGAGGATGCTTCGTTGTTGGGACCAAGTGTTTCCATTGGGTCATATACAACAACAAGTATCAACAGGGTAAGTAGTATAGCGTATCCTGGGTTTGACGATGGTTATACGCCGTGTTCTGTATTAAATGATATAAGTAACAATTTAAGCGAAGGTTGTGACGGAGGAGGAGGAGGAGCCAGGCCTACTTCTGGGATGTTATATCCGAGGGGGGATTGTTAGGCAAGATTTTTCATCCAATCTCTTTCTTGTGGTTCAAGGAGATAAATGAGGCGATTCATCGTTGTTTTTGCTTGATCTTCTGAGAACCCATGGTAGATTTCGGCCAAGAGTTGTTTTGTAGCGTCTTTCTGTCGGCAACGAACTGCCATCAGGAGTGCAAGGGCAAGTTTAATCACGATTCTGGACTCCAGTGGTGGCAGATTGTCTCCCTTCATTTTATCACTGGAATACTAAAAATGACCGTATAGAGTGCCAATCATGGCTTTAGACACAAGTGGCTCATGGGTGGCAGGCGATGACCTGAGGGTTATCGAGTGTTTGATGTTACCATTTGGCACTTATGTGCTTGATTGCACTCAGAACTGTATGAACCAGTTGCAGGTAATGAGTGATCCTGCGGTTTTGCGGGTTCGGGCATTACTGGATGAGTATGAAGCAGCTGATCAGGCAGAAAGCAATCAAAACTTAGGGGATACTGAGGGTAAGGTACTGGTTAAGGCTGATGTATTGGAGTGGGAGGTTGTCGGCAATGGAGTTGCTGGTACTACGCAAGAGAAGGCTAATGTTCGGGCTGAAGTTGCGAGGTATTTTGCATTTTGTTCCTGTTTAGCCGGTAGTTTGCCTGGTGGTAATAGTGGATATGCAGGACATTCTAGCCTGTTTCGGTCCTAATGGTACAATAGGGCAACTTTATTGCAAGTTATCATGTCTGGTCATCCTGAGAATTCACCAGAAGTCAATGAAATGATGGCAGCTGTGGGGAAAGCAGAAGTCGTTGAGGTATGGTGCAAGGGTTGTGAGGCCTTCAGACCAATGAATGCAGCCTATGCTAAGTACCTGAAAGGTGAAATCGAGGCCTGCTCTAAGTGTCGCAAATGAATGAAGATGAGGTAAAAGGCTTTCAGGTCGATCTTACTGATGAAGATGTCCGTACATTGTATTATGCAGTAACGATGGCACTTGAAAAATGGCCTGGATCACCGCAAAGACCTGCAGAAGAACAGGAAAAGTTATTTGATATGAAGGATACATTATTTAGAATGATCCTTGAAATCAATTTGGAAGCGTAGCGAGGACGAAGTCCGAGTTAAGCTGTAAAAAACGGGCGCGGGGATTGCTGGAAGACTAGAGGGATCGAAGGAGTCCCGTGGCCAGCACTTCCCCGTTATTGCCGTATCAGAACGGAAGGTTGCTAGTGCCCTCACTGGGCGCTGTGGGCCTCGTGAATGGCCGTTGGGTGGAAGCTGCAGGGGATTCTTACCTTGTGCGTCTTTTTATCAACAGGAGCCAGTACAGCGGTGTCTCTTCTGGCTCTAAGCCGATCCCCTTGGCTAGTCAGCTTGACGGGCAAATGATGCCAGGAGCAAGTGGTGATCAGTTCTATTATCGTGGTTACGCTTTAGATTTTACGACTGTTCCGGCTGACTATGACCTGTTAGCTGGTGATGAGACTGGTTTTACTTGGACTCAAGTGACAACACAGTACGAGTGGCTCGCTACCGGTACTGAGTGCAGGTTCCGCTTTGGCCAAGACCCAATCATGCCAACAGCTAAGATTCAACGTTCCAGTGGCCGATATGGCGGTCAAGGTATTGATGAAATTATTTACAAAGAGATTGGCGGCGTTGAAATCCAACTCACTGGTACAGAGTTGCAAAATTGATGAAAATTACAACATCTAGAGATATAAGCAAAATTCCTGTTGTTCGTAAACAAGAGGTGGGCACGATTAAAGTGCCTGTCGTCGGTCTTGTTATGGGTATCCCCCTTACGTTTGGGGTCAGGACTGAAAAAATTGAGCTTGATATAGAAGACATAAAGCAGGAATACTTGGAAATGATTGACGAACTCATGCCTAAATTAGCTGTAGAGGTCGCAAAAGCTCTTGACGATGCCTTGAAAGCGTCTTGGTCTTGGTCGACCGGGAGCAGAGATATTTACGACACAGGGGCTTTAGCACGCTCTGGGAAAGTGGTAGCCAATAATAATGGGATCGAGGTGACTTATGATGCTCCTTACGCAAATATCGTTCACAATGGTGGCTACATCCAGCCCTACGGAAACCCAAACGCAAGGCCTGTCTATATGCCTGCAAGGCCATGGGTATCCTCTGTCCTGTATGGTGAAGGACCCTATCCACAGTTCGACTTTGAAGGTTTTATGAAAGCTAATCTCTCATAGGTATTCTAGTCCAGTTTTTAGCTGGTAGCATCGATGAGTAAGCTTCCTTTCGTAGTTGCCCCTAAGGTTAACTCTCGTGTCGAGACACTGGGTAGTGATATTAGTGGCAAGATTGAAGTTGAGCGTAAGGGTTTCCTTACTGTAGGGGAAAAGGCGTTCATGTCCAATGTCAACAGTCAGGACGAAGTGCTGCAGTCGGTAATGAAGCTGTCTCGTTCCGTTGCCAGTCATTATAAGCTGGGTCAACAGGATGCTTACCAGCAGGTTGTCCTTGCCGTCACCGAGCCTGAAAAGTGCTCACACCCTATTTACGACGAATTTGCTAGTGAGATTGCAGAGCTTGCATCATTGATGATGTCTACAGAGCAAAAGAAACAGCTCATGATGGCCTTCTGTATGCTCCTGTACCGCGTTGATAATGAGATTACGATGAATGACGTTGTCGACCTTCACGAAGACCTTGTAGAGGCTCTTGCACAGCTTTTTGTGGACGAGGAAACAAAAAGCGTTGAACGTCTTATTAGTAAAGAGGAACAAGAGGAAGGTCCCGATGACGGCGACCTTGGTGAGATCGAAAAAAAGTAGGCGCTGGTGAAAGTGTCGAGCCCGACTGGGAGGACATTTACTGGAAGATGAAAAAGGCATTCCCAGGAGATCCTGAATTCTCTTGGGATCGCTTTTACCAGCTGCCCTATGAATATGTTTTAAGCGGTTATCATAAAATGACGGAACTGCATCGTGCGGCAATGCATGAACTTGAATTACCGACAGCTCTTGGCACAGCTGTTTATGTGAATAGCCAGCGAGACCCTAAAAACAATAAAAAACTTGCAAGTCCGCTAGATTTTGCATTTTTCAAGCCTTTGGAGGGCAATGGTCCCGCAGGGTATTATGCGGCTTGTTACGTCCACCTAATCAAAACTCAAGAACTCCCAAACTGGGCGCTGTTCTGTTACCAAGATGTCGCCCCTTCAGCCCGAGGCAAGGCAGGAGGCCAGTATGCGCTAATAGCAGAAGACGCTATCCTTATTGGCCCACGCAAGACGGAGTTGGGCTACAGAGGCTTTCTCGTTGCTCAGGAGTCAGCCTCAGGGCAAGTCCGAACTTTTTCGGATCCTAGCGGCAACCTTTACAAGCTGACACTGCCTTCGATTCCTACGAAGGTCATTGCAGAGGAAGACGTAACCCTCAGCTAGAGGGCCACTCTCCCATCACCTTGCTGGCGTATTCCTCGACAATTCTGACATCTTCTTCAGAATAAGGTCCGAAGCCATTAATACCACCCTTAAGCCATTGCTGGATACGCCACTCGGCCTCAATAGTGTAAAAAGACTGCATCCGAAACCAGGCTAGCCACTCTTGGCTGGACTTGTCTTGGTTGCATTTTTGACAAGCTGGAATACAGTTAGTGGTCCTGTCTTCTCCTCCGTTGCTCTTAGGTCTTACGTGGTCAATCGTTAAGTCGGTAAGGGATTCGTCAACAATAGGCGTGGCACCACAATAGGCGCAGCGATTGTTCCAGCATTCCTTGATAGCGGTGCGCCATTGATGGCGAGCCTCTCGGCGTGTCAGGGCTGACATGTTATACAAATAATCTGAAATCCTCTCGTAAACGGGGAGGTAATCCTGGGATCGGTGCATCTCAGATATTAGTAAAGACGGCACCACTGGAGAAGTGTTCTTTCATCAGCGCTGGGCCTCCGGGTGGTATGTCTTGCCCCTATTCTACCGACGAAGGTACACTAAAATAGCATTTTAAAGCCTGTGGCACAGCAATTCCCTACTTCGGCACAGGTTATTTACAATACCTTGGCTGCTGACCCTGATTTCACTGCTTTGATTGGCGAGTACACCTTCAGGGCCGGTCAAACAGGCCTTGCAATGTCGGTTGTCACCCCAGGCCAGGACCTGCCTGCTATCAAGTCGATCAGTGGCGTTGAAGTCGTTATACATGACGCTGCAGATGTAAAGCGTCGCGACTACTTGACATCGGGGTCCGATATATACATCGACTGGAAGGTCTTTTTTATCTGCTGGGAGCCTGCTACTGGTTTAGAGCTGACAGCTGCAGTCGCTCGTGCTATGCGGCGTTTTGCTGGCTCTCTGAGCTTTGAGACTGTTGCGGTGGCTGACGGCATTGGGGCGCAAGTCCAGACGATGCTGGTGATCAAGGGAGACATGCCTATTTTGGCGGAATAGAGGGGTTTGGCAATCTAAGGCAACGACCCCATGAGGGTCTGAGGTACCTTCATGCGGGCTTTGCCCGTTTCTCCTATGGCAAATTATTCAGCCGCATTCGGCTATGACTTCTACATTGTGCCTGTCCAGAACTCGCTGGTCGCTGACTTTGCAACCAACCCAGAACTGGATAGCGCTACTCCTCCAGCTTCCGACGCTACTGTTTCCTACAGCAACGGCATCTTTACTGTAGCTTCCACTCCTTACGCAATGGACGGCACCGACCCCGGTATCCGTTTAGCTAGCTTGACGAACGCTGCTCTTGAGACCGACACTGGTTCTGAAGAAATCTACACCTACGACGACGAGACCAAGGGTTACTCTCAAGCTATTGCTACCACTAAGAGTTTCAGTATCTCTCTTTCTGGTATCGCCGACTTCAACGACGCCGCTTACAAAATCCTTCGCTTAACCGAACAGAACACCGTGGCTGATGGCCTGCGTGTTGCTTTCAAGCGTGTTGGCCCTACTGGCACCACTGAGACTGTCGAAGGTTACGGCACCTTGACCGGTTACACCGAGTCTAACGAAGTTACGAGCATTGTGTCCTGGGAGTGTACACTTACCGGATACGGTCCTTATCACCTAACCCTGGCTGGTGCTTAGCTGACTGGAGGTATCGCCTCCGTGGACACATTGGTGACAACAGTTCCGTTTGACGCCACTGATGCCACAGCCGTCCCTGCCACTGTTTCTGGTGGCGCCACCGTTGCTCTCAACACTGATATCGACGGTGAAGTAATCGCAATCGGGACTAATAATCCCGGTTCTGGTTATTCAGTTGGCGACAGCGTTACAATCACCGAAGATGGTGGTTCTGGTGTCGCTACTGCAAGGGTCGCATCAATCTCGTAACCGATACTTACGAAAAAAACACTTGAGGGCCTTACAAGCCCTTTTTTTATGGAAAGCTAAAGCCAGCGAGGATACTTAACGAAATGGCTGATGTTATTAAGGGTTCTAATTTTGCTATCGTTCCTAGTGTCGATCGCCAGTCTGCGACTCAAGCAGAGGCTGCTATTGAGGATCTTGTTAAGCAGGCGGCAAAGGCTGTTAAAGAAGGTAACAACACCGTCTTTGCCACTCTCAGCAAGAAGATGGATGCTGAGCTGAAGAAGGCCAATAAAGACGTTGATGTTAAGGTTACTTACGAGACAAGCAGTGCCACTGGCAGCTTCAGGGAAGTAAAGAAGGTGGCTGATGGTGCCTTGAAAGGGCTGGTTCAAGACTATAATAAAATGGTTAACATTCAAGGCGAGTCCGCCTTGGCTGTCAAAAAAGAACTAGCTCTTCATAGGGACAAGATCAATGGCCTTAAGCGACAGGCTTCGATTATCAGTAAGAACACAAAAGCTTACAAAAAAAATATAGCACTCCAGAAAGGTCATACGGAAGAGGTGAAAAGACTTGAGGGCGTTTTAACAAGGGTAAGTACCCTGTCCTCTCTTAAAGGCCAGCTGCGTGATGAAAGCCAAAAGCTTTCTATGATGAGCCAGTACAATATGGAGCTGGATAAACAAGGGAGGATGGTTGCAGTCATCAACAAGGACTGGGAGAAACAAAGAAGCGTTGTTGCAGGGTTAGGCAAGCAAGTAAGTGCGGCAGGGAATGCCACAAAGGGATTCGGAGATAAGCTTAAGGGCTTGGGACAAGCCATGCAGGGTGCTTTTGGTGCAATTACTGCTATTGTTGGTACAATAGCGGCCCTATCTGGCTCTATCGGTATGATCACTGGTCGTGTTAAAGACATTCAAGCACTTAAGTTGACCTTCGATGGTCTAGGGCAGAGCGTTGAAACTCAGAACGCTATCTTGGGATCTGCCAAAAATATTGCGCTAAGCTATGGTGTTTCTCTCCGCAAAGTCGAAGGTGCTTTTCGCCGTCTGGGTCCTGCTATCCTTGAATCTGGCGGCAGCCTGAAAGATACGGAAGGCGCTATTAAGTCTATTTCAGCTAGAACCACTATGCTTGGTTTGAATACTGAGCAAGCTGGTCGATACATCGAGGCATTTGCTCAGGTTATGGGTAAAGGAAAGCTTCAGGGTGAAGAACTCAACCAGCAGTTCGCTGAACTTGATGGTGGCTTGCGAGGTCAGCTGAAGAACTGGCTTGCCGCAAACAAGGGTATTACCGACTTTGAAGACGCTATGAAGAAAGGTGAGATCACCTCTGGCCTTTTCTTGGAAGCATTTGAAGCGATTAACGAAGAAATTCGTGTAAAGTTCTTGCGTTCTATTGGCGATACTCAGAAAGGTATCGAAGAGATGGGCAAAAAAGGTGGAATGACACTGAACCAGTTGAACGCTAAATTGCAGACGCTG